GCTGGGGCAAAACCGGCGTGGACACGTCTGGTTTCGCTGGTTCAACGAGATGCCGACTTTAGAGCAAGCTTGCCGCAAGGTAATCGAGCTAGAGTTGGGACCCGAACCTACCCAGCATGCAGATGAGGAGGAACCAGAGTACCTCAACAGACGCCGCCAATGGCACGACAGGTACATGGAGTTCCTGGAAGACCTTAGAGAACAGTACGAGGCTAATCCCGCTAGATTCCAACGGGAGGTGCTAGGAGCAGAACACAGGGGTTTGAGACCCACCCCAGGTACTGAGCTCAGGATATCACGGCAGATTGTAGCTGCCGCGCTCCGTGTACGCGCCAACGAGATCAATGAGGCGCGATACTGCTTAGCAGAGGACGCTATAGCAGAGGCCGCTCGCAGCGGACCGGGCTTGGACCGCCCGGCCACGTTGGGCCTATTGTTGGCGGGCCACATCAGCTGGAGGGAGTACCTCTGGCCGAATGTTGGCCTGCCCTCCCCACCATAGGTATGCCTGGTTGGGCAGGAGATGGTTTGCGCGAGGTTACGGGAGCTTAAAATTCCCTCGCGCGGACTCATCAAGCATCTCCGTGCTCAACCTGGCTTGCTGGGGGCCACAGATTGTCCCAGCCAGGCGAAATACGTCTGGATGCTTCCTCGACCAATCCAACTTAAGAGCGTTTGGTCGTTAGATCTCCCATTTTATCATCGGTCTTGCGAGTGCAACGAGATCGTAGCTCTTAGCAATCGGGTTATGTCCCCCCTAGAACAGGTCACTGGGGAGGGCCGCAGAATAATTTCCCGGCTCAGAAGGCTCATGTTCAAGCTTGGAGACCAGAACCGGAAAGTGCCGCTAACTACGCAATCCTTTCTGGATCAGGTAACTATCCCAGGCAAGAAAAGGGTCTATGCTGAGGCGGGGAAAGAGTTCGAAGAAAGAGGAATAGATTACACCTTACTCCGATTGAAAGCTTTTGTAAAAGCAGAACCAGTACATGGGGAATCGAAAGACCCGCGGCTCATACAAGCCGCCCCACCCATTTATAACGTGGCATTGGGCCGTTACAACAAACCGGTCGAATGGAGCCTCGGCAAATTGCCGTGGCATAAGGTATTCGGCGGACATTGTCCGAGAGGACGACTGGTCGCCAAGGGGCTGAACAATGTGCAGCGTGCTGCACTCATCAAGAAGAAGTTCGACCGGTTTACCGACCCAGTCATGTTCGGAATAGACGCAAGCAGATTTGACATGCACGTATCTCATGACATCCTTGATGTGGAATTCGCCTTAACGTATGGAATGTATCGAAATGATCCCGAAGTGAAGGCACTCTGCGAATGGCAGAAAGGCCCCCCGGGTATCACGTCGAACGGCGTGAAGTACAAGGGCGGGGGACGCATCTCCGGTGTGCCTAACACCGGGTCAGGAAACAGCATAATCAACATTAATCTCGTACTGTCGTACTTCAGTGACATCTGCAAGTTCGACTTTATCTGTGATGGTGATGACGGTGTGGTGTTCTTGGAGAGGAAGGATGCAGGGGCCATGGAGGGGTTTACTCCCCATTGTGCCCATCTGGGTTTCAGGATGACAATCGAAAACCCAGTATATGAGTTGTGCGATGTTGAGTTCTGCCAGTCGAAACCAGTCGAGGTCAGGCTGGGAAAATG